ATGGTAACTGCCGGTGTCGACGCTCGCGCAGTTAAAGACTACAAACTTACGCGCTATGCATGCTATTTAATCGCCCAGAACGGAGATTCAAACAAGCAAGAAATCGCGCTCGCACAGGCGTACTTCGCCGTGCAGACGCGCCGGTTTTACTGATCCCCAGGGTAGACTCGATCTGTGAAAGTGGCTGTGCCCTTTCGGGTTCGACCCCATGCGAGGTCAACAAAAAAGCGACCAGCCTAAGCCAGTCGCTTTAACATACTTTGGGTGGGCCGTCAGGGGGTCGAACCCTGGACCTTGGGATTAAGAGTCTTGAACGCGTGCTTTTGGCAAACGTTCTACAAGCAAAACTGCTGGTTACGCCTATCGCGGTCGTCTCAGATTTACTCAAACGGCATTGGAGAACGGATATTAACGGTTATCCGGCCATGCATAAAGCACCTCCCCAGAACATACCGGGGAGGTGCTAGCGCTTATGGTCTGTCGATAATCACCTGATCGCCGTCCTCATCGAGGTACGGCGTGATGGCGATACCACGGTCGCTTTCGACCACGATATAGGCGCGGTTCGTCGAGCGCTCCGTGGCAATGTACGAATTCATATTTTTGGGCAAATCGTAAAGCGGCCCGTCGGACTGATCCATGACCGTGGCGACGCCTACGGCGCCCGCATCATCCGGACGCACGAGCGAGCAGACAATGACGATGGCCGCGAACATGGCAAGAACCGCCGTGATGGCGTAGATGACGCCGAGCAGCTTGTCGCTGGTCCTCATGTCACTCCTTAACGAGATAATCGTCGGCCTCGGGCCTACCTGTGGCGCGTCCTACGGCAATGTAGCGAATCTTCCCGCTGCCACCCGTGTAGCGTCCCCAGATATAGCCGTCTGCAGACTTATACCAGTCGTCGAGCACGACAGTCTGGCCCCTACTGTAGGAGGCGACCACAGATCCGGAGAGGGACGGAGCAGAGCGAACGTTAAGTCTAAAGACGGTACAGCGGTAGCGGCCGCCGAAGTTCTCGGTCCCAGCCGTCTGCTGGGACGGCGGCTTCGATGGCGCCTGCTGAACGGGCGCGGAGTTCGATGCCTCGATTCCGAAGCATTCGAGGTAGATTCGGGCAAGTTCATCGAGGTTCTCGTTGAACTGCTGCAGGTCGCCGCCGTTGTCGATGAAGCCGTTCTCGGCGAGGCGGTAGTTGATGCCGCGCGCGGCGGCCCTGTTGATGTTTGCGAGGTCGGATCGCTTGACGAGCTTCTGCGCCCGTCCCGGCATAAATGCTGACAACTTATCCGCCAGCGTCTTGTCGTAGGAGTCCGGGCTGAACTTCGAGCTGATGATCACATGGGCACCGTGAGGTGTCTTGAGGCCGCTGGCATCCATATGCAGCTCAACGACGGGACCGTCAGCCTTGAGGCTGTTCAGCCCGCCGTCCGCATACCAGTTGCGCGAAGTGTCGCAAAGCACCACCTGATCGCCGCCAAGCTCCTTGATGCGCCTGCCGAGCGCACGCACGCGCTCGGCCTCGGTGTACCCGCCGGCGCAGCAGCCGGGGTCGCCGGCGCCGTGCCCGCAGATGACGAACAGCTTGGCCACGCTATTCCTTGCCGCCCTCGTGAGACGGTCCCGGCTGCGCGCCGCCAACCTCTGGCAGGTCGGTCGCGACACTGGTTAGCAGCGACACGACGGCGGCGACGCCCGCCACGCTCGCGACCTGCACCCAGTCGAGGTCCGTGAATCCGACGCTCCCGGTACCGATGAGCGCCACCGCCGTCTGAGCAGCCGTCTTGACGGCGCGGGTGAGGGCCGCGATTGCCCATTCCTCGTACTTCTCCATGATGCTAGTCCTCCGATTCTCCCCTGATGGGGGCGTTGACGATTTCCTGGTAGTAGTGGGTGCCGGTGCCATTTCCGCCCATGCCGTGGTAGGCCCCGTAGACCTGCGAGGCCTCCTGCTTGACCCAGTCGGGGCAACCCTTGCCGCTGACCACGTAGCGCTCATGGAGGTCCACGAGGCGGCTTCGCAGCATCGTCCGAGTGCCCTCCTGCATCGCGTCCATGAGCCGGTACAGGCGCATGAGCGCACCCGCGAGGGCCGCGAGGACAACCGGCACGGCCCACTGGACGGCCACGCGGGCTAGTTCTTCCATTCGCGCGCCTCCACTAGGCAGTCAGTTGCTTCCACGCGCCGTCGCTGCCGAACGTGCCCGGCTCGATGGTGTTGCCGTCCATCAGAGACTCGTAGACGCTTCCGTACTTGGTGACGCGGTCGCCCTTGGCGTATGACTTGCCGCTGACCCACTCGGGAACGCTCTCGCCGCCGGCCGTGGACGCCACGACCTTCGCCCAGTGCTGGGGGTCGGAAGCGGGATCCGCCGCAGTCGCCGTGTGGCCGGAAATAGCCTTGTAGAGCGTGCCCTGCCAGAGCACGCGGTCTCCTTGCGCATAGACGTGACCGCATGCGTAGAGCGGATAGAGTGCCGGAACCTTCAACGCATCATCGTCGGAGAGGGCGGCCGCCTGGATCTGGGCGAGCATGAGGGCGGCGTCCTGAGGCGTTCCGGCATCGGGAACGAGAGTCCACACCTGCCAGATGGCGCCGTCATGCTGCTCATAGGAGAGCACCGTGTGGTAACCGGCGCCGGGGTTGGGTTCCGCCGCCTCGCGAATCGGCAGGCCGGAGCCGTCCGTGGTCAGGTAGACAGACCCAGATACAAATTGTCCGTAAAACATTTTTCTCCTTAATGGTTGATTCTTTCCCAAAGCTCCGGAGCCGTGTCGGGCTCAGATCCGATACGGGGCGCATGCGTCTGCAGGCACTTGTACAGGTCGCCTCCATATGCCACGCGCGCGCCAGCGGCATACGAGGCCTCGCCCACATACCACGGCCGGATGAGCTGGGGCACCTTCAGCGCGTCCTCATCACCGAGAGTCTCGGCGGACATGGCAGCAAGCCGCACCGCGTCATCGCGCATCCCGTCTGGCACGACACTCCATACTTGGTAGATGGAACCGCCCCGCTGCTCATACGCCATGTCCGCCTTGAAACCATCGGGGACCTCAGGCTCATCAGACGCGAGAATCGGGAGACCCCTCCCGTCTGTCGCCAGGCGCACTGCGGGCCCGACAAGGGTCCCGATCAATGCCATTTAGACTCCTTTCTCTCGACCTCTCGTGGCAGAAATCCCACGCGCGTATCCTCTCCTTGAGAGCCCACGCGTCTGGGATTTACGGGATTGGAGACCATGATGAAAGTTGCAGAGGCCGCCTCGAGGTACATGGACGACAAGCGCGGCAGGCTGCGCGCCTGCACCCTGGCCGGATACGAGAGCGCGCTAGCGCTGCACGTGCTCCCCCGCTGGGGCGAGTTGGAGCTCGAGGAGATAACGCCGGAGGGCGTACAGGGCTGGATTGATTCGTTCGAGCTGCCGGGGGCCGCCGAAAAGGCATACAAGACCCTACGGCAGGTTATCCGCTGGGCCATCCGCCGTCTCGGTGTGCGGATGTACGACCCCACCGCCGCCGGTGTCGAGCTACCGCACAAGCCGGCGCACCGCCCACGCACGATGGAGGCGAGTCAGGTCCGTGCCTACCTCCGCGCGCTGTGGGGACACGAGTGCGAGGCGGTCGCAATCTGCTCGGTGACCCTCGGGCTGCGCCGCGGCGAGGCGTGCGGCCTCAAGTGGTCGGACATCGACCTGCGCACCGGCGAGGTCCGCATCCGCCGCTCCCGGCAGGTGGTCCATGGCCACGAAGTCGTGGAGGCGCCGAAGACGGAGCGCTCGGCCAGGTCCTGCTGGCTCCCCCGCTTCGCCGTCAAGCGCCTGCGCGCGCTGCGCAAGGGCCGCTCGGGCTGGCTGTGCGAGCTGTCGCCCGACGCCATCGCACGGCGTATCAGGTCTGCATGCCGCCGAGCGGGCGCCGCATGGACGTCGATGACCGAGTGCCGCCACACGTGGGCGACGCTCGCGGTGGAGGCCGGGGTCGGCATCGAGACCGTGGCCATGATGCTGGGGCACACCGATATCGGCACGGCATACGAGCACTACATCGTGCCGAGGCCACGCATCTGCAAGGATGCGCAACGCGAGGTCGAGCGGCTGATACTGGGCGGGTGATTCTGTATCCCCGAGAACTGTGGCAAAGACAAATGTAGGGAAGAGCTACCAGGAATTCCGCTATGACATGCCGCTAGATAGGATGGCGGCGCTCGTCTGCATCTATTATGGGCGCCCTCTGGCATCGACCTTGTTCACCACGCGAATGTTCGCTGAGGTATGCACCAACTCCGGAGCATGTGCGGACTGTTATTACAGCCCTGGTAACTTTGGAGTCCACGCTTACTATACGGACGGCAAGCTGTTCCTCATGGCCGATGCCTCAGTATATAGCGCAGTTTTCATAGTGTTTTAGGTACAGATCACGACCTGCCCGGAGAAGTCTCCAGACGTCGTGGAAAAACAGAAGACGACTCCATTTGTGTCGATCTTGATGTAGCCCGAGGCGCTGCCCACGTTAAGACATCCAATTACCGTCGTCACTGGTCTAAAAGGTAACTGGCAAACGATGCGCCCGGTGCTTCCGGTAAGAGAGATGTTTTTCAGCTGGACGACAACGATGCGCCCGATGCGAACGCAAGTGATGCCGGCGACTGGAGCCGTGACGACGGCTTGGGATACAGAATGCTATCTGCGAAGCACGGCGACATAGTTTATACGGAGCGCCCCATAGAATCCTCGGTCAAGTACGACTATAGCTCGCCCGTTCGTCATGTGAACAAAAGGCCTGGCTTCGGAGACATTTCCGTCGCCATTCATGACGCCAATGAAGTCGCGACCAGCATCAAGCTGCCGACCAAATAAATCGACTTGCTCTTCAATCTCAAACAGGACATGCCGTTCTGAGCTAAATGTTATGACTCGTGATCCTGAGAATACTGCTACTCGGGATACAGAATGCTATCTGCTAGCTAGAGCAACGGCGTAGTTGATTCTGATCGCGTTGTACCATGCACGGTCGAAAGTGACGTAAATGTCACCTGTGTCGCCAAAGTACTGGCAGCCGTCGACGTGCACCGGAATATTGAGGCCGTCTCCATTCATCGCCAGCACGACATCGGTCTCCTGGTCGAAGCCTCTACCGAACAATTTTTGGAACTCATTGCGCGAGAACAAGACACAGGAGCTGTCACGGCTGTTCAACACCTTAGTCCCGGTAATCAGCCGTGGCATGTGGGATACAGAATGCTATGCGGCGATCCAGATGCAGTGGCCGATGTTTCGCCCACCGGCTACCGCTGCCCCGCAAACAAAGGCGACACGGCCTGTATCCGCAACCTCAACTTCCGATGTATTGTTAGAGGTGATACCCCCTGGCTTGGTCAGTACAGAAGGCTCTAGGAAGCTTCTGGCCGGATGGAATCCGGCGGGTAGCGTTCCGGCAATCCACACCTCGGTCGTGGTCTGAGCGAAGTTCCAAGCCATCTCCACGGTGAACCCTTTTTTGCGGAAGGCGACAAAGTCGTCGGAGAAGCTGTTCCCATATAAGAACCGAAAGCCAACCTCGCGGGATACAGAATGCTAAGCAATCGGCCAGGCTAGGACTCCGGAGACCCAAGCGCCCGATGGAATGGTGCACTGCCTGACGATTCTGACGTTGATACCATTGGAGTCGACGTTAAAGCCCAGGCAGTCGGTATGGCCACCCGAAGAGACACTGCTGATGGCAGGCGTCAGAACTTCGCCTCCCACCGGAGCCAGATCCGGTGGGTACGCCAGGATCTGCGACCTCTCCCACGCCTGGGCGTTAACCCAGTTATTGCCGACGCGAGTGGCATGGACCGACAGCACCGCCATCTTCCCTATCGCCCTGCAGGCATATCGAACTTTCCAATAGCCGTTGGTCTCCGTCAGGGATACAGAATGCTATGCGGGCCATGCGACACAGCATGAGAAGCTGTACTGTCCGGACAGGCCCGTGCCGCCGAAATTGGAGATGAACATCTCGCCAGAAGACTTGATCCAAAGCCCGGCGGAGTATTCGCGATCGCTGTTAGCTACGACGCATCGCTGCCGCAGCTGGGTCTTCGGCCTGAAGCCCTCGGGCACTGTCCCGATTTGCTCGCCACTCCATGACCCAGAGATTCTCGCTGTGACGTTGTACAGGTTCATCGCCACGAGGCCGCCGATGCGGGCGAATTGTATCTCGCCGCCTCTCGTAGCCACCGAGACAAAACTTCGGGATACAGAATCCCCGAGATCCGCCAGCGGGGTCAGCTCGGGAATGAGCAGCTTCGGCTGGCCCGTGGTCAGGCCGTCGAACGATACTGAGCAGATGGGAACGGTGACGTCGGAGTCGCCGTTCAGGATGAATCCTCTCGGGACCGACGGCGCGGTCGCGGTCGTGCCCGGCGTGCCCTGGAGCACCTTCCAGTTAACGGTCTCCACGAGCGTCGGGGCCGATCCGCCGACATCGCGCGAATAGTGCACGCAGATGTAGTCCATGCGCTTCTTGCCCTGCGAGCCGCTGGCCACCTTCACGTCCTCGGGCACGGTGACCCCGATGTGGCGCCCCTGGACGATCATGTCGCCAGTGGCGAAGCGCACGGTGTTGGCGTCCACGAGGGACGGCGCCAGCTTGCCGCCCGTCTGCAGAACGTAGCTGCCCGTGCCGACCTCGCCCGCGATACGGCGGCCGTCGTCGGCCGAGCTTACGTGCGGAACGCCCGCCTTGCCGGTCACAATCTCCATTTAAGCCTTCCTTTCCCATATGAAGCCGTTCTGGCTGTCCCGCATGACCCACGTTCCTCCATAGGTGGCGCCGGGGTTCCGTCCGCTGGTCTCCATATAGAGGGAGCCCACGGGATGGGCGGCGAGGAACGCCTGGCCGGTCGACGCCGGCGGGCCCTGCGGCCCCGTCTCCCCGGACGGCCCCTTTAGGTTGCCCAGCTTAATCCAGGCCATGTCGACGCCCCCGACTAGGCCTTGTAGGTGTACAGGTTCCCGGTGGCGGCATCGATGTAGACCGAGCCGACCACGGCGGTGCCGGTCGGCGCGCCGGTCCCGGCGGTCACGGAGGTGCCGTCGGCGCCCTTGGCGCCGGTCTCCCCCCTCGGTCCCTGGATTCCCTGCTTGCCCTGCTCGCCGGTATCGCCCTTTAAACCCTGGACTCCCTGCTTGCCCTGTGCTCCGGTATCGCCCTTGTCGCCCTTGGGGCCCTTCAGCGAGCCGATGTTAGCCCATGCCATGTCGTTCTCCTTTCGCTAGGCGTTCGCGCCGTACTGGTAGACCTTGAAGCCGTCCGCCGTATCGATGTAGACGGCGCCGGCCTGGGATGCCGCCGTCGGGGCTCCCTGGCCGAACGTGATGCCGGGGCCGGCAGGGCCCTGGGCACCCGTGGCGCCGGTTTCTCCCTTGTCGCCCTTGGCGCCAGTGGCGCCCTTGTCACCCTTGGGGCCCTTCATCTCGCCGAGGTCGGTCCACTGCGCGTCGCCGCTCATTGCGGTCTTGACCCACATGTGGCTCGTGTCGCTCGTGATGTACGTGTCTCCGATGGCGGCACCGGACGGCAGGTCGGCCTTGCTGCTCACCGCGCCCTTGACGGTGATGGACGTGCCGTCGGCGCCCTTGGGTCCGACGGATCCCGTCTCGCCCTTGGGCCCCTTGAGGCTCACGCCGTTGATGGCGGAGCCGACCCTGGCAGTCGATCGTCCCGTGTCCACCGCCGAGATAGGGTATACGCTGCCCTTGGTGTCGAGCACGAGGTCGCCGACCTGGACTCCGTCGGACGGCGAGAGCGCCGAGAAGGCGACGTCGCCGCCAGCCGGGACGCTGATGCTCGCAACGCGCACGCTGCCGCCCTTGGGGCCGGCATCGCCGGTCGCGCCCTTGTCGCCTTTGGGGCCCTTGAGCGTTCCAACTTGGTTCCATGCGTTAGCCATTTGTATCTCCAATCTCGCCGTAGCGATAATAGGTGCCAGTCTCACTGTCGAGGTAGAGGTCCCCGACGCGACCACCTATGGCGGGGGTGCCGCCCCCGACATACCACTTCGTTCCGGGCTCGCCTGCGGACTTCAGCTGCTCTCGCACCCAATCTTCGACATCAGCCCAGGTCTTGACCTCGTCATCGGTGTAGATGTAGCCGTCCGGCTTGGCCCTCGGGCGCACCTTGAGCACGGCGCGCGCGTGCGTGTCGCGCCCATCGCTCGCCCAAACGGCCATGTCAGCACCCGCAGCAAGCAGGAGCGAGGGCACCACGGCCTCGCCGCCCACGACCGGGACGACCAATGCGCGCTCCGATCCGGCGACGGCGAAATGTGCCTCCGTCACCCCCTGCAACGCGATGTGAACGCGCCGACCCGTATCCCATTGGTAAAGGGGCGGGCCGATGAGCTCTATCTGCTTCATAGCAGTCTCCTATCTCCCCACCGCACCAGGCGAAGCGCCATACGTGGCGCTGTAGCCCGACCCCGCGGCCTTTACGATCTTGCTGCTAATCTCGACCGAGACCGTCACGTTTGGCGAATAGTGCCTGGCCTCGACGATATCGCCGAGGCCGAACTCGACGCCCTCGTTGACCGTCACGGTCACGCTACCCTCGGACTGCTTGTCCCTGAGGCGGCTGGATGCCTGATCGCGGAGATCGTCGCCCTCGGTGTTGTTGGCGTCGTAGTACTCCTCGAGCTCGAAGACGCTGGTCATCGCCTTCACGGTGCCTACGCTGCCTTCCCGGTCGGCGTAGACGTCCACGACATCTCTGGCCGCAAGTTCGCCCTTGCCGGCCGCCTTGAGGTGATTGGTGACGAGCAGATCGCTCTTGAGGTCGAAGTTTACGAGATCGGAGTCGACCCTGCCGCGCCAGTCCGTCACCCTCACCGCCCGGAGCCTGCACGAGCCGCCGACCCACCTCGCGTCGAGGCGAAGGCCGGCGGAGCGCATGGCCAGCCTGAGGTTGGTCCACGCGTCCGGAGTGTCCCGGCTGCACCGGTAGCTGACGCTGACGCCGGCATCGGCATCGGGCACCGTGAACAGGGAGCCGAGGCCGAGCCGCTTTACCGCGGACCGCAGGACGGCGTTGGCGTCCCCAGAGAGGACAAGGTAGTCCTGGCCCGAATCGGGCCACAGAAGGCGCTTCTCGAGCACTCCAGTCCAGGTCGACCCGGTCCAATGCAGCTCGGACGACGTGCGGCCCGTCTTGAGCTCAAATCCCTCGACGCGCCCGCCGATCTCCAGGCCGTCGGCGAAGACACGCCAGGCGGCGCCGGGCAACGGCACCGAGGGGTCGCGAACCACGAGGTCGAAGGTGTTGTCGACGCCGTCGCCCCAGCCCGAGTCCATATCCAGCTCGAAGTCCGAGATTGGGAAAAGCGTCCTGCCGGCGCTGTCGGCGACTATGAGCTCCAAGGCGGCTCCCCCTCCTCAAGATAATGGGTCATGGTGAAGCCGAACGAGCCGTCCCACGAGACAGAGGACGTGCCGGGCCGAAGCTGCTCGAAGCAGTAGGATCCGCTTCCGGCGCCCTCTCCGCGCATGCCGTCGGCGAAGCGGTCCTCGGTCTCACCGTACATGCCGACGAGCCTGATCGTCTTGGGGAAGCTCGAGCCGTCGATGATGAGCCTGGAGCCGCCGGGCACTTCAACGTCCGCAGAGTAGACGTTGATGAAGTCTCCCTGCGTCACGGTGATGCGCGGGGATGACGCGGGACCGAAGATCGTGAGCTTAAGGTCGGCGGGCACCAGCCCATCGACGGTGACCGACCGGCTTGCGGACGAGCCGCCGTAGTCGAACTCGAAGTCATGGGGGAAGTCCAGGCCGGTCTGGTCCTCATCCTCACGGGCATAGAACTCCTGGGCGACCTCACGCCGCCAGGACCCGTCGAGCAGCAGCACGGTAAGCGTAGCGGCGATGCCCCGCCTGCCGTAGACCTGCGAGGTCTCTGACTTCGCGATATAGGCGCGCTGGTACCAAACACCGTCGACGACGAGACGGCCGGGCTCGCCGACGGAGACATCCCTGTCCGCGAGCCGTCTGAGCCTGTCGGCAGCCGCCGAGGACAGCACGGCATCGACCGTCGCCTCCCTCGCGTCTCGCGAGATGCCGTAGGCGCCGCGCCATGAGAGGTCGTAGCTCCACTCGCGCGAGCGCACGCCCGCGGCGGTGCCGACGAAGACGCCGTCGCCGTCGAGGTCGACGCTCTCGCCCGATGACGACACGTAGTGCATTCTATGCATGTGCCACCGCCCTGATGTGTCTGTCGAGGTCGCGCTCGAGCGTGACCGGCGTGTACTCCCGGATGATTGCCGGAAGGTTTCGGTCGAGCCACGCGATGACCGCGCCGCCGTCCGAGCCGCCGCCGACATCCATCGTCTGGGCGACCCCCCTGCCGATCCCGCCCAGCACCTTAGGGCTCAACGGGATGGCCGCCTCGTCGTATCGCCGGTTGTCGCCGATTCCGATGACGCGAGGGCTGTTCGGCCCGAAGACCGCTCCGCCGGCGTACCAGTTAACGTTGACCGACGGGACCGAGCCCGTCTGCGCGTCGAACTTGCCACTCATCGAGAAGTGCGGCAGCGGCCCCACGTCGATGCGTGGGAGCGTGAGCCGCATCGATCCGACCTCGGCCGACATCTGCCGGCAGGCCCCCATGATCGCGGAGCGGGCGGCGCTTGCCGCATTCCTGGCGGAAGCCGAGAAGCGATTGAAGGATGCGCCCGAGCGGACGCCGAACGAGACTGCGGAAACCGACGCCGCCGCCATGCTCGCCGCGACCATGGAGCCCACTGCTGCCACGGAGGCGGAAAGCAGCAGGGCCGATGCCGAAGCCGCCCCGCAGGAGGCGGAGAAAGATGCCAGAGACGGCGACGCGGCGGCAAGGGCGGGAGCGGCGGCCGCTGCCGCAACGGCAAGCGTACCGAGGCCGGCTGCGGCACCGGGAGCGCCGGAGGATATCTTGGGAATCGCCTT